GCTCCTAGCACGCCTTCTGCTGCTCCGCCAATAACATTTCCAAACGTTCCTACTGCGTCTGTAAGTGAAGTAATATTGCCGCCGCCAGTGGCGTTACTAACAACATCACCAATATTACCCATACCCGTTTGTATCTGGTCGTTGAACGTTGCTCCTGCTGCCGTCGCCATGTTAATTCCACTGCCTATATCGCCGCCGAGCTTGGCCAGTTTAGCATCTAGATTAGCCTTTTCAATTGCATTTCCTATTGCTGGGGCTGCTGCTTCTGCTGCTGCCAACGCAGTTGATACTTCACTATCAATCTTTGCGACTAGTTGTGATACTGGATTTGGTGATAAACTCATTTTGGTTAAATTTCCTCATCATTTGATTACTTTACTCTATTTATTTCTTTCATTATGTGCTATTATAATAAATATTAGGAGAACAATCAAAATTATGAGAAAAGTCAAATACCTTAACAATAGAGACCTACTGGCAGAGATACATCGCAGCAAGAATACATTTTGCTCCTATGTAGACGCTGATTATCACCAATATGATGTAATACTGCCAAGTTTAGAAAAAATTAACATAAGAACCATTGCAGAAGCAAAAAGAAATCGTGCTGCCAGAATTGCTAAAAGAAATCACGAAGCGGCTGTGGAAGCGGCTGGAAAGAAAATTCCTGCAAAACAGTTTGATATTGATTACAGAAAGATGGAAAAAATAGACTTAGTCTTTCGTATCATGACGTTTGAACACATTCCGGAAGATCTCACAAGAAAGAAAACAAAGAAAACAGTTGCAGACAGACATGTGAAAGTTAACTTTCCTCCATATCAGCATTGGAAGTTTGATGAAAAAGACAATCTGATATGTGTGGGCAAGAGTCATTGGGAAGGAGGCATGGATAACGGCTTCTTTAATCCAAAGGGCGGCAAGGCAACTAATAATCTTGCAAAAATGTGGATCAAACTATGCGAACGTTATGCAACACGAGGTAATGTTCGAGGATATACCTACAATGACGAAATGAAAGGACAGGCAATCCTACAGTTAGCACAGATTGGATTGCAGTTTGATGAATCTAAATCGCAGAATCCATTTGCTTATTACACTGCGACAGTAACCAATTCCTTAGTTAGAATTATTAATATCGAAAAGCGCAACCAAAACATCCGTGACGACATACTCGAAATTAACGGAATGAATCCAAGTTGGAGCCGACAGGAACAAGGTCGTGATAATGGAATGACAGAACCGCGTGGTGAAAAGAAAAAGTCTTGACTTTTGCCTACATTTCCGTTACAATAAAGTAAGGAGTAAAGAATGCCGTTATTTAAAAAAGCAGCCTGCTTCACAGACATCCACTTTGGTATGAAGTCTGGCAGCAGAATACACAATCAAGATTGTGAAGATTTTGTTAAATGGTTTTGCGAAGAAGCAAAAGCCGCTGGTGCTGAGACCTGTATCTTCTTAGGAGACTGGCACCATAACCGTGCGACTACAGACGTCAGCACAATGAACTACACAGTTAGTAATCTAGAAAGACTAAACGATACATTTGAAAAGACTTACTTCATGGTTGGTAACCATGATTTGTTCTACAAGGACAAGCGTGAGATTAATAGTATTGAATTTATGAGATTGTTTCCTAACATTGTTCCTATCACGGAACAATTAACAGAAGGAGACGTAACATTGCTCCCTTGGTTGGTAGGAGAAGAATGGAAGGACGTTAAGAATATTAAAAGTAGATATGTGTTTGGTCACTTTGAACTGCCATACTTTAAAATGAATGCCATGGTTGAGATGCCCGATCACGGAGAACTACAACCCAGTCATTTTACAAATCAAGAATATGTTTTTAGTGGACACTTTCATAAAAGACAAACTAAAGGCAATGTAACATACATGGGTAATGCGTTTCCGCACAACTATGCAGATGCTGGTGATGACGAACGAGGCATGATGACTCTGGAATGGGGCGGTGCTCCGGAATATAAGACATGGCCAGGTCAACCCGTTTATAGAACGTTTAAACTTTCACAGTTTATAGAACGTTTAAACTTTCACAGTTACTGGAAAAGCCAGAGGAGCATTTAACAGAAAAGATGCATGCTCGTGTGACAATTGATGTGCAGATTACTTTTGAGGAGGCAAACTTTATTAAGGAACAGTTTATTCCTCAGTTTAAATTGCGTGAGTTGATGCTTATTCCTGAAAAAGTGGAAGTTGAAAGTAATATTGATCCCATTGATGTTTCATTTGAAAGTGTTGATACTATCGTAATGAATCAAATTGAACAACTAGACAGTGAAACATATGACAGGCGTATGTTATCGGAGATTTATACAGACCTATGATAAAAATTAAAAACATCACGGTTAAAAACTTTATGAGTGTGGGCAATCAGACCCAGGCAATTGACTTTGACAAGGGAGAACTTACGCTCGTGCTAGGTGAAAACCTAGACTTGGGTGGTGATGGTAGTGGATCCAGAAACGGCACTGGTAAAACTACCATCGTCAACGCACTAAGTTATGCAATCTATGGCAACGCCCTTACAAACATCAAGCGAGATAATCTTATCAACAAGCTTAAAGGCAAGGGCATGCTGGTTACAATCGACTTTGAAAAGGATGGTATACAATATAGCATTCATAGAGGCAGAAAGCCCAACGTATTGAAGTTTACTGTTAATGGAACTGAACAGGAGCCCACTGATACTGACGAAGCACAGGGCGATAGCAGAGAAACACAGAAGGATATCGAAGCATTATTTGGTATGAGCCATGATATGTTCAAACACATACTTGCACTTAATACCTATACTGAACCTTTTCTTGCATCAAAGCCCAATGACCAACGTGCTATCATCGAGCAGTTGCTAGGTATCACACTGCTTTCTGAAAAAGCAGAAGTGCTAAAAGAAAAAATGCGTCACAACAGAGATAGCATTGCATCAGAGAATACAAAAATAGAAACAATCAAGGCCAGTAACGAAAGAATACAACAAAACATCGAAAGCCTAGAACGCAAACAAAGAATGTGGGAAGATAGCAAACAGCAATCTATTACAGAATTAGAACAAAGCATTGCTATGTTGGACAAGATTGACATTGAAGCAGAGATTGAAGCACATAATTTAATGACAAGAAAAGAAAACTAGAAGAAGCACAGCGTTGGATGGCAAGTATCACTGCTGATAACGAGAAGCAAGAAAAAACTATTGTTAAACTAGATAAGGAACTGACTGATCTAAAGGAACACAAGTGTTATGCCTGTGGACAGGAACTACATGATGGGAAACAGGAAGAAATTCTCAAGGATAAAGAAAGTCAGAAACAGGAAGCCGCACTGCAAATTATAACCAATGAAACACAATATGCAGAACACGCAAAAGTTGTAAGTGACATTGGAGAGCTAGAGCAATGCCCAGTAACACAGTATGACAGTGTGGAAGAAGCATACAACCATAGGAATACTGTTGAAAGTTTACAAAAAGAATTAACAAAAAAGTATGAGGAAACAAATCCTTATGCTGAACAGATTACCGATCTAAAAGAAACTGCACTACAGGAAGTTAGTTTTGATGAATTAAATGAACTTACAAAGGTCAAGGATCATCAAGACTTCCTATATAAATTGCTTACAAACAAGGATAGTTTTGTGCGTAAGAAGATCATTGAACAGAATCTAGCATATCTAAATCAACGTTTAACATACTACTTGTCTAAAGTAGGATTACCGCATATTGTTGAATTTCAGAACGATTTAACAGTGATCATTACTACACATCTAGGACAGGACTTAGACTTCGATAACCTCAGTAGAGGAGAACGAAATAGACTCATATTAAGTCTAAGTTGGGCATTTAGAGATGTTTGGGAATCGTTATATCATGGTATCAATCTAATGTTTATTGATGAACTTGTGGATAGTGGCATGGACAGTGCAGGTGTTGAAAGTTCTATTGGTGTTCTTAAGAAGATGACACGTGAAAGAAACAAAAACGTGTTCCTAATCTCACACAGAGATGACTTAGCAGGTCGTGTTAATCATGTATTAAAAGTAATCAAGGAGAACGGATTTACTTCATATTCAAATGATGTTGAAATAGTCCAATAGGTATATGGCTACTGATTCACATGATGAAATGATTGAAGCATTCCAAAGTTACTTTAAATGGCAGGAACGATTTGAGTATCATGGCAGTGATGAGGCAGGCATTAAGGCAAGATTTTGGCTGAGCGAGATTAGAAAACATGCCAGCACACGCAGATTAGAAATACAAGATAAAAGGCAAGAAAGAAAAGAATCCAGAAAAGGCAAGGTTGGTCGACCATCGAAAGTAAGTAAGAGCGATGGAGAAAACAAGTTGGACATTTGAAGGCAACACTATTGATAGTATTCCTGATGAATATGAAGGCTTTGTATATCTTATTACCAATAAAACCAACAATAAAAAATACATAGGCAAGAAATTAGCCAAATTTAAAACCACCAAGCCACCACTCAAAGGCAAGAAAAACAAAAGGCGCGGATATAAAGAATCAGACTGGCAGGACTATTGGGGGAGTTCCGATAGGCTACAGGCTGACGTTGAAGCACTGGGTCCACAAAACTTTACTAGAGAAATACTTTTTATGTGCACCGGTAGGGGAGAAATGTCCTATCTTGAAGCACGAGAGCAGTTTGACAGAAGAGTTTTGGAATCAGACGATTACTACAACGGTATCATTAATGTTAGAGTAGGCGGTTCAGACAAATTGCGCAAGGCACTCCTAGAACGACACATCAAAACGAAGGCTTAATTTAATTTACATAGCAACACTGTTTGGTCGAGGCTGCTCGACTCATCTTGAGGATATGTGCGATACCATATTCAGATACTGGTGCGTTGCAAGGAAAATGCTAACTTAGGCATAAAAGATGTGTGCTCTGTGAAAAAGACACAACACACAGGCAAGTGATTTCGACTGTTTGGGATCAACTGCCTTCCGCGGATATTGCGAATGCTGAAGTAGGGGGTTGACGGTCTGCCGCCTCCGTGTAATTTATTACAATCTTCTTAAACAGAGTGGTGATGCTAACTCACATGAAGCTCAACAAACCAATTCGCCCGGCAACGGGCGAATTGTGGCTCTACTATCTACATGATGCTAACAAAATTACTTCGTAATTTGTGTATTCATATATATAAAGTGTAAGAGAAAAAAAGCGTTGAGCTTTAGCGAAAACGCTTAAGATCTTTAGATCTTATACACAATGTAAATGAATAAATAACATTACATAACAGTTATGGAAAGATAAACAATGCGTTTGAACGAAATTCTGATCGAAAAACAACTGGATGAAGCACCACAGGGCATGCTGTCACGATTGGCTAACAAGGCAAAATCATTTGTTCCCGGTTCTACAGGACGACAAGCCAAGGGCGATTTAGAAGTAGGTAAAGAAGCAAACTGGCTTAAAAAGCAATTTGACGTTTATCTGGGCAAGGTTAGAAAACCTGCAAGTCCACAACTAGTAATAGATTTCTTAAGAAAAAACAACTATCCTACAGGTGATGCTGAACAGGAAATGACCAAGGTTACCAAGGGTCAAAAAGTTGGTAAGGCCGTTGGCACGGTAGCAAAAGGAGCAGTTGATGCTGTAAAAGGTGTAGGCAAAGGAATTGCTGACGTTGCAAAAGGCGCAGTAGCAAGTGCTAAGGATGCAACCGCTGATCCTAAACAGGATCCTAATGCGCAAAAGACTGCACAAGATAAGACACAAGCACCTGCAGATACACAAAATCCCGCACAAAAACAACCTGAAGTTAATCCAGATAACGATATAT